TAGCCATCACATCTTTAAGATATTGTTCAGCTTTAATTTTTGGCAAATTGCCTACATCAATATAAAATATTCTTCGTTCTGGTGCTCTGGATAATCTATAAATTACCAAAGCATCTTCCATCATTTTTAATTGGTTAATCGGCTTAATTGCTTTATGCAAATAACCTAGCACCACATGCTTTTCTAAATCCATCATACCAGATGGAACATAAACTACAGAACCGGTAGACAATCTAATTGATTGATTCGATACTGCAGCCATTGAATACTGAGGGTTATAATTTATACCCTTATCATTATAGATGAAAAATTCATCAATATTTTTTATTAAATCTGCACCTGTTTTCTGATCCTTTTGCTTATCAATTTTTCTAACTTTACGAATCTTTCTAGGATCAATATTACGAAGTTCTACTATACCTCTTTTAGGATTAGTAACATCAATTACTTTCTGAAAATAAATTCTTCCATCAACATACCATTGTCTAAACCAATCATAACCTTTATAGTTAAAGTTTAATAATCTAAGTACTTCATTGAATTCTATTTTTATACTATCTTTAATACTTTCTGGTAAATCTGAATTATCTAAATTAATAGCAACAGGATCTTCATTGTCAGTAGCAGCTATTGCTTCGGTGACGATTTCATCCACAGCAGTAGATGCGTCAGCATACATAGCTGCTTCTCTATATCTCGTAATTAACTCAGCTTCCGATTTTGACGACGCATCTAAATCAACATAGGTGCCATAATAACCGGCACCTGATACTGTAGCTGCTCCGTCTTCAGGCTCAGGTGATATAAACGACTGAGCCTTTGTTCCTAAATCGTTAACTTCATTACGAGATATTGTAAAACCAAATAACGAAAGTGCCATATTTTATTATGTTCCAAATGGTGTAGTTGCTATATCAAGTAAAGTATTCAATGGGTTATTCGATACTGTAAATGTTTGATATTCAAAAGTTACTGTAAATTCAGATATGGTATCGTTAGATCCAAAATTTAAACCAACAGGGCTCAACAATGTTGGGAAAGCTCCCTGTAAAGTATACTGCTTTAATACTTTACCATTTCTATCTAACTGAAATACTATCATGTCTCTTTGATATTCAGATGGGACAAGCTTACCTGTTTTATTTAACAGATTGTCCATACCGTTCATCCACTGTTCTATAGCAGATCTAATAGAAAAGTCTGAATCATTGATAACATTAATAGTAAAGCCGGCAAAAGTTCTATCTCCTGCCAACTTTACATCTCTACCTCTGTAAAAAACATTTACTAGACCCAAAGACTGACCAGGTAATTCTGCAGCTGTAACTAGAAAAGGGGCTCGAGAAACTGCTGCAGCTGCACCCGACACATATGTGGGGAAACTTAGCTGTACAGCGAATTGATTCGGTCTAGCACCCCCATTAGTAAGCGCAGACTTGAATCTATCTACATTAAATGCGGTTGACATCTATTTCTCCCTTAAATTATGCGCCCAATTCTTCAAACGAAATGCCTGACCTGGTAGCTATGAAATTTAATTGAACAAAATTAATAGACCTTGCAGGTTTCACATAAATGTCTGCTACGAATTCGTTTCTGTCAATTACTTCCGCGGTATTATTTGTTTCATCACATACTACGCGGAAATCAGTAATGCCTCTACGACCTTGTACATCTCTTAGATATGGTTCAACTAGATTTCTAAACTGAGCTCTTGTAAATGCATCATTGAATTCAAACAGTTGAAACTTCGATGCTGTAGCAATAGCTTTTTCTAGTACAATAAACAATCTACGAACATTAATTCTGTCAAATGCACTTGGTCTAGCTAACAGAGTTTTATCTCCAAATAACACTGTGCCTTGACCTGGGAAAGTAACCACTGGATTAACACCGGCTCTATATAAGGTATCTCTATCTGATTTAGAAGGAGAGTAAGCCAATTTAACCACGTTCTTGATTTGACCTCTATTAAATCCTGCAGGTGAGAACCAAGGATCAGCAACAAAGTCTGATCTGGCTGTCAAACCGGCAATATCGCCATTCAATGGAATCCAACGATAAACATCATTATATCTATCATACTGATATTTCCAACCAGAATCCATTACTGCATATGATGAACTAGGTAAACTATTTCTTAGATTTACTACATTAGTCACCGCTGTTGTATTATTAACAACATCTACATATCTTGGTGAAGCAAATACCATACAATCTTTTCTTACTTCAGCAACATTATTGATAACAGAAGTTACGTTGGTAACATCTAAATCGCCTACAGGAATAAGATTAATATCATATAATTCGTCATTAGCAAATACTGTATATTGGCTTAGAATGTTAGCTGCACTTGCTACTAAATCAGTGCCACCATTCAATGTCATTGTTACGTTAGCACTTAAATTGGCAAAAATAACTCCACCTGAAGCTGAGCCCCAATTGGTATTTGAGCTAGTATTAGCAGTATGATTTGCCCATCTAATATACTTAGAAGTATTATTGATTACTGTTTTATAGTAATTTGTAGAACCATCTAAAGCTTTAGCATCTGAAGCTTTAGATAAGAATGAGAATTTTTCTAATACTGTGTCAGCAGCACCTGTCCAAGATCCGTTTGAATCTAAAACTACAACATGTAGTTCATCGAATGCGCCACCTAAACTTCCTACATAGCTTGATGTATTTGGTGCAGTAGAACTAAATTGTGTTTTGTATGCCCAAGTACCAAAAGTGTTGGCATCCGCCATTGAAACTTTTAATGAATTACCTAATGTACCAGGAAATCTTGCTACCCATTCGCCAGTATTTGTAAATGTTAATGTTTCATAATGATCATCATTTTTAACCAACACGGCGGTGTTTGAACCTGCATTTTTAGTATCGGCAGATACAGCTCTAATAACTTTTAGATTGTTACCATATGATAGAAAGTTAGCAGCAGTGAAAAATGAAATATAAGTATTAGTGGTTGGTTTACCAAATATCGCCACTAGATTTTTTTCTGAATCTACTTGAGTTACCTGTTCAGCAGGACCCCACTGGAAATTCCCGACAAAACCACCGGCAGTTGTGGAAACGCTTGGAACACTAAGTGTGTCATCTCTTTCAGTTACTAGTACACCCGGTGAAAGCTGAAATGCCATCTTAATCTCCTAAAGATTTTTGGAAGTCGTCATGACAACTAAATTACTAATTATTTATAAATAACGGGTTCTAGACATTTTCCAGCATCTTTCTTCGCATTTTTTCCATAGCTTCTTGGGGATTGAAGTTAAACCACACGTCGTCTCCGACTCGTTCGGGCTTTCCTTCCTCTGGAATACCTGTATTTACAATACCAAATGGTGTAAGATTTTCTTCAATTTGTTTAGTCTGTTGTTCATAAAGTGCCATTCTCAGATTAGAATTAGTCAACTCTTTAAAATATAACTCATTTGTAGCCCAAGAGAATATTACTAAAGACATTACCAAATCATCATGGTATCCTTCATCTGCTTTAAAGGATCCTTTTTGTTCTGTGAATGTGGATATCTCAGAAATTATATCCTTATCAGTAATCAACAATTTTTGCGTTTCAACTAAGTTCTTAAATAGGGAACAACCTAGACGCTTAACCTGTGTAGTTGTTCTCAGTCCAAGTGTGCTACCAGTACCAAATCCTCCAGATAAGAACTGCCTCGCTTTACCGCTAGCTGTTGCAAAAATGTTCTCGTATTCAAGATCAGTATAAAGAGAATCCACAACCTGTTGCCCAATATCATTCGTTTCAACTAAACAGAATGCATCATTGTAATCTCTAGCAACTTTGTAAATAACCGTGGCATAAAGTAGTGGGCTTATCTTATTGTTTCTATACTTGGCTACTATTCTAAAAGGATATTCAGTAACATCCATCACTGTAAACGCAGAATAATCTCCACCGACGCCTCTAGAAGTATCAGTGGATACTACATAGGTATGCGGTTTTCTTGCTACCTCACCTTTATCATTTAACAGCCCCCTAATAGGTTCTTCTATAACATCAAGACCTTCATTTTCAAACACATACGGCAAAGGAGACATTCTCGAGATAGCATCTGGGGAGATAAGCGTATTAGAAGAGCCAAGGAATCTACAAAGAACTTCTTGATTAAATTTAAGCTCACCGAGCAATGCTTTCTGTTGTGCAGCCCATTCTTCAGTTCTGCCTGGAATCTTAGAATAAGGTATGAACAGAGATTTGAATCCATTAATACCCTGTTCAGCATCATTCCAAAATTTCCAAAAATGATTATATCCTAATGGAGTAGATGTGAGAAGAATTTTTGTTGTTTCACCTGCTGAAATTGTTGGATAAACCGAAGTGAAGAAATCTTCTGCTACATTATTTGGAATAATAGCAGCTTCGTCAATATACAACCAATTTACAGACTTGCCTCGGATACCAGAAGAACTTGTTGCTGCAGTAAATACTCTAGACCCATTCTCTAGTTCAATGTCACCTTTGTTAAATGTCTTTACACCTTGTTGCATCCATAACGGCAATGCCTCATACATTATCTGATATCTATAAAGTACTTCTCTAGCAGCAGAAGATTTGTTGGCAAGTATCGCAACTGTCTTAGATTCTTGAAATAAGGTATACCACAAAATACAAGCGGCAGCAGTAATGGTCTTACCTTGCTGTCGCCCTTCCATCAAAATAACCTTTCGATTATTTAGAATAACATCTACTTTTTCTTTTTGGCATTCATATAATTTAAAGTGTACTAAACCCTGATCCAAAGAAACGATCATACAATAAGTTTCTATGAAATAAATTGGGTCTCTAGAACATTTAATTATTTCTTGAACTTGTTCTGGAGTATAATTGATAACCGTACCAATCTGTTTAAGATTCGGATTACCATTATAAGAAATTCTTTTATTCATTATTCTTTTTAAGCAACTTCATCAATTCAGATGTTGATCCTGCAAACACTACATTATTTTGAGTACCAATACTAGGTTTATCATTTTCTCCACTTAAATCCTTCACTCTTTTCTGCAATTCAAGTAGATCTTTTGCTACATCAGACATTGTCTTTATTAGTTGCCCTGCAACTTCATACGTTCTCGGATGCTCAGAATTCTTTGCCAAATTAATCATCTCGTCTAAAGTATCTTCACCTTTAACTATCAATTTGCGAAGAGTCGCTCTAGCTAATTGGTAATCATCTTCCTTATCTAACTCCAAAGATTGTGAAGGCATAATTACCGGAAGATTCTCATCTTTAGTTTCTTCAATATTGAACAGTTTGTTCAATTCTGGTATATTGTTCATTAAAAGTCTTCGTAATTTTCTAGATAATCAAAACTATCACTTGGTGTAGCAGTGTTTGGATCAACTTCTACAGTATAGGATTGTTGTCTATTAGTTAACGACCTATCAGTAAAGGTATCAGCAACAACCTTCTTGATAACGCCCTGTCTATTGATTGGTCCATAAAAGTTTAATTTCATTAAAAAATTAAACGTCCAAATAATGGATCTTCTTTGTTTGAAATCGCCTTCGTATTGATCGTCGTATAATATATTTTCTAATAGAATTGGCAAATCATTTTTTATATCTAGAGCTGGTATTGCTTTTAAAGTTAGGTTGTAATCAGGATTAAAATAAGGTAGTATCTGTTCTACAATCTGTAGACCATCATCTTGGTTTTTAGAGTATACATATAAACTTAAATCTATATTATAAGGCGTTGGTGCATACTGAGCCAAAGCAGAAGTTGAGGAATTTATAGCTCTGTTCTGTTGTATTGGACTAATTTTTCTATTTGGATCATACCTTAATCCAATCATTTCAAAAGACATTCTCGGAAGAATAACTTCTATATTTTGCTCGTCTACACTAGGTTGCTGTGCAATACGTTGTATAAACTTTTGTTTAGGCGCATAAGCTAAAGGCACCTTAAAAGTTTGTACTATGCCACCACTTGAATTAAGTCGATCAATAGTGATGTTATTAAACATATTACCAAAAGCAACTATTGCTTTTCTAATGGTACCCCAATAAAATTTTTGATCTAACATTAGCGATAAACCTCACCAAATGGATTGCGTTCAGTAAAGTCTAGAATGTCATCTATATTTGTATCAAAGTCTTCGTTATCTGCTGCTGGGTCTAGAGCTACAGTACTAAAGTCTTCTACCATTAGTGTTGATTCAGAATAGTATTCCAAAAGTAATGCCTCTCCATCTTCTTTATGAAATTCAAATTGTTGAATATCCAAACGCTTATCATCGAGTAAATCATCAATTTCGTCAATACCAGTTGTAACTCTTTCGTTAGAAAATTCAAATAATTCGCAATCCAATTTAAATACAAATAATTTACCGACCTGGAAGAAAGGATCCTGTCCGGTAACTTTTCTAATTTCAAAAAATGATTTGGTAAGAGGAAAATATAACAGATCGCCTTCAGCTGGTCTTGTTTCCAAAATAGTATTACCAACACGCCCTACTACCTGATCCCATCTACGTCTTGATACTACGAATCGAGCAGTGTCTCTTAACTCAACACCAAATTTGGTTAATAGTTCGCCCTCACCTTCGAATCCCATAACATTTTCCATATACATTTCTATAGGATAAGCATGCTCGTAGGTGTTCAAAGGATCCTCGCCCAAAATCGGATCCTCATTAAATTTTTTTCTGGGAATATAATACAATTCAAAACCATAAATTTTCAGACATTCTATTATCAGATCTTCGTAGAGCATCTGCTCAGATCTGCGTCCCATTGGAATGCCCGAATGGAAATATGGATTAACTGTAGTCATTCTTTTCTATTGACTTTCTATAGACAAGGTGTTAGTATCTGCTATGTACCTAGATGATATTAGCCAACAAACATATCAACTGGTAATTCGAATCTAGATTGCATTTCATCTTCAATAGCTTTTATTTCACCTATTGCTTCTTGGTATAAAGTATCTCCGTTAAGCATTACTCCACCTGGTAATTGAATACCGGAGAACTTCTTTAAGTTAACACCCCATTGTCTTTTTATCAATGCTGTAGTATACTTCTTTAGAAACATATCATTGTAAACATCTGTATATTCATCTGGGTTTAGTATTCTATAACATTCAGCTATAGCATATGCACCAGGATAAACATCTGCTTGCCAGTCCCAATCAATGTATAGACGATTCATATGTCTATTGAATCTTACAGGTTTTTGTCCTACAAGTAATTGATTTATTAATTCAAGTTCCATTTTAACCATTGAATAATAAATCAAATCAGTAGACATTAACGAATAAAGATCATTAATTAGAATTTGATAACGAATATCAAACATATTCAATCCTCTTGTTCTATTTGTAAGAGGAAGAATACGATCTACACCGACAACTAAATCACTTATACTAACGTATTGATTAGTGATGTCTTGTTCTGTAAATTGTATTTTAAGATACACCTTTTCTACAGCATCATAATGATATTCTCTGTAAAACTGAAAGGCCTCGTCAATTCTATCTTCTACTTGGTCATCATCCACATTTATTTCTATTACTGGATGACCTAATGCTCTAAGACAGTAATCTTTAAGTTGTTCTCTTGTTGTAATAGATGCCATTACTTTGTTACCTCTGGAAATACGGTTATGATACCTTCTTGTATTCTATAAACAACATTAGAATCATATAGTTCTACATCATATACATATCTACCAGCCTTTAGATTGGCGGTTTGTGATGATGTAAGAGAAAGGTTAACGTTCCCTCCAGCATTACTATTAATGGCTGTAGTTAAAGTGACAGCATTTGCGCTATAATAAGATCTTCGCATACTGGCCCTTGGTGTCAGGCCAGATATATCTATAGCTGTTTTATTTTTGTCTCTGTAGATGACAAAATCAGAAAAGGTAGTGCCTTGGTCTATTGCTAAATTTTTAGTCGCTGCCATCTTTAACCACAGTGGTAAATTACTGCTATTTGTTTAACTTCTGTAGGTGAACTAAATGTTACTGCCTCTCTTGCTTTACCTACTGTATAGTTACGAATAATATCATCCGCTTGCTTCATACCCTTACCAGGCATCGATGATGTAGTAATTAAATCGCCTACTTCAATGTTACCGTTTTCACCGCATACGTTAACTTGACCCTCACCAAGAGAATTAATATTAATGTATTTGTTATTTAAATGCACATCCATAAATTCTGGCAACACTTGTATATTACTAGTTATAACAGGATCTATTAAAACATTACCCATTATAGGTTGACTGTTAGCTTCATATCCTATAATTCTAGTTTCACATTGTTCTGGTAAAGTCAATTGTACAGTATCAGAAACAGCGG